GTCATCATCTTGTCGAGCGTCGCGTGCTCAATAGGGCAGACGTAAGCTCCAAGCTCCTCCTCAAAACGCCACTTCCTCTTCAGGAAACTCGTTTGCGAAATGTGAAGGAAGGGCACTGTCTCGGACTCCTTGTCAGCCATAGTGTATTCCACCCCGTGCTTCTCAAGCATGTGTGAGAGAGACGTGTGGTTGAACCAATCGACGGCTGACCCAAAAATATTATCATCGCCGTACGTCGCAAGGACGACGTTGGAACGGAAAGAATCAACCTCCTTTGCCGGGTTAAGCTCGTGGTAGCAGTAACGCACGTACAAGCAATTAACAAGGCAGTTGATGATGACAGTCAGTGGGTGGCCCGAAGGATTACTCCCCATGAACTGAACCAAGTCACCGGAAAAGAGACACCACGAGCACGAAGTGTCATATGCGAAACCCCACATGCGGTTGACATCCTGGGGGGACATGCCGCACTTCTCGCAGATGGAGATCAGAATGTAGAATGCGTACACAATCAAGGCCGCACCCATCTTCTTGTCGAACTTGCCGTAATCTCCAGCCACCATACGATCCTCTCCAAATTTGGTGAGGTGCTTGTACAAATCGTCCCATTGGTTGCTCTGCGCCACCACTCCGGGCATTGACTCGAACAGGAACGGGTTCTTCTGGATCACACGGACAATTGGAAGGAAATACATCCTCTCAGCGAGACAGAAATCCAACGGACCTCCGTTCATGATTCGCGATCTTTCCGACACAATCTTTCTGAAAGGGAGAGCTTCATCTTTGATGTGTGCAATGAAGATGGGCGAAAACAGCTCGTTGTTGTCGTATCGCTCAAAAAGCACTTCCATGCGTTCTTTAACCTCATCATTGACGTCGAGGGGTTCCTGCCAACAATCGTAAGCTGGTAATTTCTCCGTAACAGCCTTCTTGGTGCGCATCCAGGGGAAACCAGCACTCGACGAGCGGTTGATACTGTCAATGAACTTTCGGCCTGGAATGCCATTAATGGCAGATGCGAGATCAAGCGGGGCCTTCAACTCAGCCTTGTACTCATCAGGTAAACGAGCCATAACTTCTCCAACATAAGCGTCCGCACATTTTCGCAGAATTGAATCCTTGAATAAGTGGGTCTGCTCGATGACAGGAAGGAGGTTGTTACGCCAAACGCGGCGACCCTTCATCACGGGGGCTCCAGTGTTGACCTGGTAACCGCGCTTAACAGCGGCTGCGCGCATCAAAGTTGGACCGACGCTCGACTTGGGCTGCGCACGTGGCAAAGTGCTCTGACCATACACTCTCCCGACCCCGTGTCCGATGTATCTGAAAACAGACTTAGGATGCAGCGCAATGAGGCTTACGTTCTTGTCTTTACTCTGCAACAGTGGTGGAGAGGGCGAGAAAATCGGCAAAAAGAACTTCTTGGCGTTTTCAACGTCTGCCTTACGGATGCACGTGGCCATGCCGTCAGCCTTACCCGTGATGCCGGCAACGTGCAATCCAGCCACAACTGGACCTGAAGGTGTGTTAAGAACCAACGGAGACCCGCAAAGTCCTGTGAAGGACGGAACGGGGAGCTGATACTTCCAAACATCGAGCACATGCTTGAGTCCAGGAAGATCCACCTTCTCAGTGTACACGGCACGCGCAACAGACAAGTTATCCACGAGGCCATCCCTACCGCGATTCACAACAGTGCCGCGGCACACCGTCCTGACATCGTCAATCGGAAAGAGGTCTGACAAGTCAGGACAATCAAAGGAGTCTAATAGTTGGAAAAACACTAGCTCCTTTTCTGGGACGCGCAGAGCCGACGCGGAGTCGAAAACGCGCGTAACATTCGTAGTCAGCCCAGGATTATGTGCCTCACGCGTGACGATCATGGTGTACACTCCGTCTGGAAGAACGTGGTTATCCGTGACATAGAGTCTACCCCCGACACAAACGGCGCGGCCCTCGCGCGTGACCTTTTCTCCGTTCACATCTCGAATGGTTTGGATGTGCACCACGCTGTTCGCAACCTTGGCGCAAATAGCCGTCCACTCCAAATTCTTCCACGACTTGGTCTTCTGAGAGATAGCCATATCTGCGCGGTAGTCATTCTTCTGGTGGTAGAAATTTTCCACCTCATCCCCCGCTGAATCTGGCCTGACACCAGTTTGTGCCAATCGGGAGACCTTCGAAACCTCAGTTGCGCTACGGTCACCACCGTCAGCTTGCAGCTTGAACTCAGACCGGATGAACTTGTATGAGGCATACGCCGCGATAGCAAGACCGATCGCGTAGATGGCGTACCTGACACGCCGATCGCCAACGATGCGCTCAAAAGTTTCCTGACCAAGACGACGCATATATGAGACAAGGCGCTTTTTGATGCTCCTTGTTGCGGCCTCACTCATACGATCTGCAACATCTTTGATGCCATCTTCAAAAATGCGACCGGCAGCAACAGCGCCTGCAATCCCTGCCGCCCACATGTAATCTGTCTCCCGAGTGTCGGGCTCAACATGTACGTGGTGCTCCACATAAGGGATCTCTGTGAAGAGAGGCTGGGTGATGTTAACGCTAGCGAGTGGGCTATCACTTGTTTGAATGGCGATATCGCACGCACATCTCACAGTAGGTAGATCGCACATGGGACATAGAGCGATCTGCTCCAACTCCCGCGAAACGCGTGAAGCACGATTTTGCCCATCTCGGAATTGACGGGCCAAGCGGGAGAAAACTCTGATGAATTCATAAATGTCCGTGTAGACACCTGTGGAGACCATCTCAACATGCTGGTTGCCATTGTCATCCGAATTCTGGACGTTAACCTTGAAAAGCTCCAGGTTCCAAATGTTCATGTACTCGCCAATCTCAGCTAGGGGAATCTTCGAAGGGTCGAGCATGTTGGGCGCGTCGTCCTTTGCATACTGGGGCTTCACGCCGACCTTGACTGCCCACGGGAAGCGCCGACGTACAGCCACAGAGTTACTGAACCACGCATCAGCATTCAAGTGCACAGTGTTGGTAGTGCCGATAACGAATTCGGCCCTGACAGGGGTTTTGCCCTTCAGTTCAAGCTCCGCCTGAGGGGGGCAGAAGGGGACATTGTTCACGATCTGCAAAACGTCCGTCAGCGAAGGGTCATTTTGGCCCTTGTTGGGATTCACGGAAGCAATATCGTCAAGCAAAATGCCCCAATGAGAAGTTCTGAACCCTGACCAAAATTGGTCAGCGGCAGAACGCGTAAAAACGCCCACCTGAGAAGTCGGTAGACCGAACATCTTGCCAAAGTGGCTGAAAAGAATCTTGCTCAAATTGGACTTACCAACGCTTGATCAACCAAAAAGCATCACTGCAAAAGGCGCGCGACGGGCCTCGCCCGCCGCTTGGCGCGTAAGAACATCGCCCTGGAGAAGACGAAGCTTCAACAAAGTGCCGCTCACAACATCCTTGGAATCACACGCCTTGGAATATTTGTGAATCTCAGCGCCTTGACGAATGCACTCCTCAAGATCGAGGAGGAAACCATGATACGTGAAACCGTGAGCCTCAGGATTAGCCAGAAGAGTGCCTCTTTCGATACACAAGGCGGCTTTCTCCCCCCATTGGGCATAGCTTCTACCAGAATGAACCAGTGGTGAAAGACTTTTCGTTTTCCAACACTGGACAACGCGCTCCGTGATGAAGAGCAAGGTGTCCAAAAGATGTGC